AAGGGTTAGTACCATAGTTTAGATTAGGATCTCTACCCTGCTTGGCTGCTTGTACTTGTGCAGCAACTCTATTAAAGATACCACGTTCTCCTGACTTAGACTTAACAAGAGATACCCATTCTTCCATGAATGTTTCCATATCAGGCTTCTCTGTGTAAGCTACTGAGTTATTAGCTAACCCTCGGTATGCAAAATCATTGTACCATGCACCCATTTTAGCCTCTCTCATGCGTTTATCTGTAAGATTTGATAGGGAGATAAGGGCTGATCTTCTAACACCACCAACAACTACTATCTCTCCAACCATACAGACTATATCATGGACCTCTATTGAGTTTAACTTACGTCCTTTAGCATGTTTAAATGTATCTATAACAAAGTCAAACAATCTTTTAAGAGGCTCAGGACCACTAGCTCTACCACCAAATGTCTTGAGACGTGCACCAGCAGGACGTACTTGTGAGTAGTCTACACTAGGTATATCTCCTTCCCATAGGGATGACAGTAACTTCTTAAAGGCTTTCGCCCATCCTAACTTACTATCACCAACTACGATGACATCATCAACAACTGATAGTTCAGCTGGGATCTCTGGTAGCTTGGCAATTTCTTGTCGTTCACAGCTGAATCCTACACCAGTACCATTCATCAATATGTACAAAGCTTCACTAAAGGCACGCTTGTTATTGATGGCTAGGTATGAACAGTTATATGCTGCAATGTTATCTCTATCACATGCCTCACCAGCAGACATCATAAGTCTCATTGATGGCATGATCTCAAGGTTATACACAGCCTCTCTTATTTCTTTAAATTCTTTATCTAGTCCTGCATTTTTAGATTGTAAGTAGTTTACCATTCTATCTACTGTTTCTGCCCAGGTTTCTCGTCTTTTGAGTTCTGGTATATATCTTGCATAGCGTGAGCTCGCAATTACCGATTGGTATACATCCATGTTTCTTATCTCCTAATCTATATCTTGGTTAAATAAATCTAATACAGAATCTTTTTCTAAATCAATAGCTAATGATTCTAAATCTTCCTCTATCTTATCTTGAAACTTGTTAACGAGTTCATCTGATGTGATGTCAAGCACTTCCAGTAATGTAGTCTCGTCTAGTTTAGATAATTCTTCACAAACTTCCTTAAACGTAAGCATGTTATTATGACCGACCTTCCACTTTGTTATCAATAGTTTTCCCACATGATTGACAAAGTACGTTGTTTTTATTATCCTGTTTAAAATCACAGTGATTACAGGTTAGTGATCCAAAGATTGCATCATAGTTATCTTTGTATTTCTTTGAGGGCACTTTGCTACGCATGATTGCCCCAGTGATTTCATAATCATTAATACTATTACTCATGTATTTCCTTTCTTGTTGTATCCCAGTCTACAGGTAGATGAACATACTCTTCATTAAGACAACGATAACCATCACTAGTAACTAGAGGATCAAAGTGTACTATGTAATACATATGTGCTTTATCACATGATGTAAAATTACCAACGTATTGTTCATACGATGCACCAAATGGATCTAATAAACTTACTAGTAATAGATATTCTGCTATCATTTCTTTTTCTCCTGTGGACAGTAACCAACCATGTTGAACTCACCTTCTAATGTATCTATAGAACACCACCACTTCTTAGCATCCCATATCTTGGCAACCTCACCACACTTATTACAAACTCTTTTTTCTTTAATTTTTACCATTTCTTTTTATATCCTTTAACAACTCTAAGTAATGAATTGCTTTATCAAGATCTTGTATACCATTCTTATCTCTCCAACGGAGAACATACTTGATCACATTACCCTCAATAAAAGGGATATTGTTTTTTGTTATAAACTCTATAGGTTGAATCACATATTGTTTATAATGATTACCACCTACTTGTTTTTCTTTAGCTATATTAGCTCTTATTGTACTGTTCTTCATATTAATATTATAGCATATAAATACACAAAAGTCAAGCTATTTTTTGTACTTTCTTTTTAGGTAGTGCAATGGTATAGCACATTCATCAAATGAACCATTGTCTACATTGTGTAACATATACAATCCTCTCCAATGTTGGTTAGTCTGATGTGATAGATAGTTCTCATCATGTAAATAACAACTACCACTAATGATTGCAGTCATCTGTTTACCTGTCGCATTCTGCCCATAGGCAATTGAATGTCCTTGTTGATGTCCTGCAACGCAGCTCATATGTTTCTTAGTAAGCAAAGCATTAGCTGATGTTACAGGTCTACCCATAACGCCACTAGCAAAGTAGTGCGAGTAGGCAACACCATCTATTTCTTTAACCTCAAGAAATGGTACTACTTCCCATCCTGCTTCTTCGTACTGTAGATCATCAAAAGATATAAGACCATCTAACTTTCTATCATACTCAATTGCAGTGTTGATACGCTGCTCATGGTTACCCATAGTCAGTACCATCTTAGGCTTGTATAACTTCTTCTTAGCCTTAGCTAGTCTGTTGTTCAAGGCATTCATAGGAGCGAGTAGTGCTTCCATACCTTTATGTACAGCACGTATATCAGCTTTGTATGTCCTACCTTCAAACGATTTCTTACCTACATCATAGCTTGATAAGCTAGGCATATCAGCAAAGTCACCAATCATTACTATAACTTCTGGTTGTTTGTCAACAATATATCTACCTATCCAAGACAAGTAAGCCAGACTAATGCCTGGCTTTACTTGGGTGTCACCAATTACTAAATGTTTCTTCATTACGTATGCTCCTTAACTATTTGCTTATAAGCTTTGATCCAATCTTTTCTAAAGTCTAACCATAGAAAACCTTCTTTCTCAGCCCAATTACTATACGATGTCTTACTTCGTTTAGTTATCTTATTATCAGGATTCATAAATAAAAATATAATTATGACACCTGGATTACATTCTTTAAACCATACCATCTTTTGACGTGTAGCTAAGTCAAGCTTACCCTTAGCTTCTATGTATACATTCTTAGCCATCTTAAAATCAGGATTATATTTCCTTATCTTTTCTGGCTGCGTGTATTCAATCACATCTGGTTCATACTTGACACTTGGAAAATGTTTCTTAAGTTCTGCCCAAGCTTTTATTTCTAACTTACTTTTGAATATAGGCATTAAATCTATCTCTCCAAACATCATCTTCATGTTGCTGAATCCATAGACAACTTGCATTCATAATAAACTCTTCATCATTGCCATAGGCAGCACGTACAGTATTAAACATCTCTTGCTCTGTAGTGCAGTCAGCTAACATTTTCTTTGCTGTTTTATCACCAACCTTTTCAATACCTTTAATGTTATCTGCAGTATCTCCTTTAAGACATTGCTCAAAGAACAGTCGTAGTCCTCCGAGCTCAGTCTGGTCAGTCCATTTGTCAGGCTTAACCCAACCCTTACCTTTAATTTCCCATGAGAAATGTTTACCAGGGATCATGAGCATATCTTTATCTAAGGATACAATCACAGTATCATCTGTTTGATTGATACCCATAGCATCATCAGCTTCTATTCCTTCAGGTGCTAATTCAGCTCCCATCTCTTCTAGTGCATAGTCTCTCAATGCTTCTAAATGGATTGGTTTAGGGGCAGTTCTGTTAGCTTTATATTCAGGATAGATTGTCTTACGAAAGTTAGACTTACCTGACAAGAATGCACGATATTCTGTACATCCTGTCTTAGTAAGTAGTTCATCTAACAACGCATCTGCTCTATACTTAGCAATACCAAAGTCATCTTGTTCTGCACTTGCAGCACATCTAAAGACAACTAAGTCATGGTCAATTAATGCAATCATGTTTATCCTTGTAAAGGTGGTAGCTCTGTTAGTTGTTCATCTAAAATGTAATCATAAACAACATCGTCAACAGGTTCAATCTCAAGTAAAGGAACATTGTCTGCTTCTAAATGATCCCAAGATTGTACTGCTATTACTGATGATTCATATGAATCTACTACATAAGGTTCAGGTATAGCAGGTGCTACAATGGTTACTACTTCATCTCCTACTATATCATAAACTCTTTCTTTTTGTACTAAGTACACTAAGAGTAGTAGAGCAATAGCTACTGCTATCGCTCCTAATAAACTTGCTCTATCTCTATCTTCCATAGTTTCTCCTAGAATGGTATGTCTTCAATTGCAGAAAAGTCTTCAGCTGCTGTAGTGGCAGCTTGCCCTAACACATAAGCTTCATACTGTTTAGCTAGAGCAATGACTTCACTTGGATTACCTTGTGTAGTATTGCTACCTGCTAAAGCTAGTGTTGCTACTGCATTAGAGATAGATGATTGACGGACTATCATTACTTGCCTTGCAGCACGTTCATCCTTAGTCTCGTAGTTACTACCTGTTACACGAGTTGTAGGAGCACTTGCCTTAGCTTGAGGAGCTGCTGCAGTATCACCACCACGATTGTCTGTAGTAGTATCTGCATCACCAACTGCTGTCCATTGCCAATAACCATTAGCATCTTTCTCAGTGCTAACATGTACGACATCACCTTTTTGCCATTCTTGAGCAGCTTTAAACACGGCAGGGTTAGCGAATGACATCAGCTTTTTAGACTGTGCTTGCCCTTGATCGTTCTTGTACATGATTTCTAATGATTGGTATTGTCTACCATTCTTAGCAGCATGTGTGTTTAAGCTTGATACATCTACAACATTAACTTGCATATAAATCTCCTATAAAATTATACATCTTCTACGTTACCCCAGCTATTACCTACTTGTATATCAACCCTAACTGGGAGGTTGAAATCTTTACCAAACAAATGTTTAAAGTTTGCTGGTACATTCTCAAATGATTCTTTAACAATTGGAACTATACTATTAGTATAACATACCTTTTCATCAAAGTCAAGCATGATAGAATCATGTACTGTATTGATTAACTTAACACCTTCCATGTTTACTATCTTGTTATACAAACTAACACGAGCTATAGTCATTAGGTCAGCACCGAGTCCTTGCACTGGATAGTTAAGGATTCGTGTGCGAGGATACTTAAGATTACCTTGACTATTAACCTCAGGTTGGTATTCATATGTTCTGCCTGTTGGCATCACTAACTGATTAGTTTGTTTTACATCAAACATTATCTTATCATGCCATGCCTTAAGTCCTGTATACTTATCATAGAACTGATCAATCACACCTTGCCAAAAGGTTTCATTACCTATGTCTTTAAAGTTAGGATCATTAGCATAACTAAAAGCACTACCACCATAGATTAATCTAAAGACAAAAGTCTTAGCAATCAATCGTGAGGGCAATCCAAACCTTGCTTGGTTATCAGCATGTTGATCAACTTGGTTGTTGATCTCATCTATAGCTACCTTATCTTGGGATAGATAGGTAGCACATATCCATTCAAGTTGTTTTGCATCTGCATTAAGTAACATATTATAATCCTACGTTAGAGTCTATTAATCGTTTATGATAATCATTTATTATCTTACGTTTTAGTTCTTGTTTAGCACTAGGTAACATTCTATTTAGTACATACTCTACACTATGTTTATGTAACACCTCACTAAAATCTATACAAATACTTAAGTCAGCTGCTTGCTCTAATGCTTGTCGTTCTAGTTGTCTTTCTTTAAATTCAAAGTTATCTTCTTCATTCATATCTGTTCTCCATATCTAGTTGGGAAGAGAGTCTTAATCTCTCCATCAAAGTTCTGTAGGTTAGGCTTACTACTACTTAACCTACCTGTCTTAGTCCTACATTGATTGAGTTGACCATGTATAATTCCATTAGCCCAGTGCATCTCATCAATT